GATCAATTTGTAAAACGCTTATTTAAGTTAAATGGTATCGAAACTAACCTACCAAAAATAAAATTTGGTGATATTGAAAGTGAAGATTTAGCAGCTCTCGGAACATTCGTAGCAGCAATGACAAGCGTTGGCCATATTACTCCAGACGAAGAAACCGAAGCTCACTTAAGAAATATAGCGGGCTTACCAAAAGGGACGGATACATTGTAATGAATGAAAAACGATTACAAATTATAACCGGCATAATTAATGAAGAGTGGGGTACACCACCAAATACTGATTTAATGAAAGTACAGAATTGGATTAATCAGAAAGATGATGATGGTCAAAGCTTAGATCTTTATAATGATGAAGACGAGCCATCTAACGATGGCTTACCAAAAGGGACGGATACATTGTAATGCCAGACAGACCAAAAATAAAAGCATTCAATATTAACGGCAAAACTGTATTTTGTTATGAAGAATGGGGTACACCACCAAATACTGATTTAATGAAAGTACAGAATTGGATTAATCAGAAAGATGATGACGACGAACCATCAAACGATGACTTAGATGAAATAGAACTTTGGATAGCAGATGACGATCAAGATTACTAAAGCAAGACGAAGTAAAAAAACTACCGAGATTGAAAGATTAGCAGCCACGTTTGAGCCAAAGTTAAAGAAGGCATTTCTCGCAGCGATTAAACGCAAGCAAGATCAAATCGTAATAGTTAAAATTGCAGAAGGTGTTACTACTGGTAATGTATTTGAATTCGTGGGAGATATCACTATGGCAGATTTTAAGAATGAAGTTGCTGACCATTTTAAGAAGGCCGCAAGCCTCGCAACAAAACAATTACCAGACGCTATCGCTACTAAGATACAATTTGATTTATTGAATCCTGAAGTTGTTAACCATATCAATGCATACACTGCCGATCTCGTTACTGGTATCAACGCACAAATGAAAGGCAGCATACAAACCATTTTAGAAAGCGGGTATTCAAAAGGATTGCACCCGTATTCTATTGCTGAGAATATTAAAAAAACTGGCATTGGGCTTGATGCTAAATCAACTAAGGCATTATTAAACTTTGAAGATAAGCTGATTGCTAATGGTGCTACTAAAGCTGAAATTAAAACAGCTAAAAAAGCGTACTATAATAAATTATTAAAGACTCGCACCGAACGTATAGCGCGCACAGAAGCACTCTCAGCAACAAACAGCGGACAGACAGCTTTATGGAACCAAGCAGCAAGTGAAGGATTATTAGACCCAGACACAACACGCAGACATTTAGTAGTTACAGGAGATGAACGACAAAGTGATATATGTGACAATGTAATAGCGTTGAATCCAAACGGTAGAGGTCTAAATGAAGAATTTCAAACTGATGCTGGGCCGTTTATGAATCCCCCTTTTCATCCTCATTGTCGTACTACGGTAGTACTAAGGTTTACTAATTGATGAAAGGTTATGATCCAATTGCCAATTACAATATTTTCAACATAGATGCAGATAAATTAACCGCTGATATTACAGTTGAGCTACCAGTAGTATTTGTTAATGAGATAATAATGTTAGAAGAAGTTCCAGAAGACAATTTAGATGATATAGCTAAGTTATTAGGGTATGAAATGCTCAAAAATATAAGAAATATAAATTATTAATAAATAAGTTAAGAAAGGTAAATAAAGGTATGAATGTAACCATCATTGAAAAATCGGAAGATAAACGCCAAGTTAGTGGTTGGGCTTACGTATCAACTGTTAATGGTAAACAAACTACCGATCATCGCGGCGATCAAATATCCATAGAATTAATTGAGAAAGCCGCACATAGTTATTTGCAAAATTCAAGAGAGGGTAAAGCACAACACGCTGGACCACCAGTTGCCTACGTAGTTAATTCAATAGTGTTTACTAAGGATTTGCAAAAAGCATTAGGAATCGATTTAGAAAAAGAAGGGTGGTTCATAACATTACAAATAACAGATTCGGATGTTTGGGCCAAAGTAAAGAGTGGAAACTATTCAATGTTTTCAATTGCTGGACGAGGCTGGAGTAAATAACAATGCCAAAATACACAGATCTAACCGTAGAAGAAATATCGTTTGTTGATGAAGGTGATAATAAAAATGCGGATATTATATTTTATAAAACAAAGGAGCCTACTGTGGCAGAAGAAATGAAGAAAGAAATTTCACAAGAAGAATTAAAAGATATGATTGATAAATTACAATCAATGTATGAAGCTATAATGCAAATAGCTGATGTTATCGGACCGGAAATAGAAGAACCAGATTCTGAAGATACTGAAGCTACTGAAGCTACTGAAGCTACTAAAGAAGATGACGATTCCGAAGATGAAGAAAAAACTGAGAAGTCAGCAGCTAAAACAACTGAAGAAGTTGAAGTCTCAAAAGAAGTAACCGATTTACAAAAGGAATTATCTGAAAAGAATGATATAATTTCTGAGTTTGTTGAAAAATCAACTGTTGAAAAATTCGAAAAAGAAGCTGAAGCTTATAGCAACTTGCCAATTGAATCAAAAGACTTAGCAAAATCTTTAAGAGCTATTAATAGCTTAGATAATAAAGACGCTATCTTAGATATGTTCAAAGCATTAAATGAGCAATCAGCAACAAGTGATTTATTTAAGAAATTTGGTGCAAGTGGCGAGAGCGCGAACAACGATGAAGGTAAATTGGTAGGAATCGCAAAACAAATTCAAAATGAAGAAAAAGTAACTTATGCTAAGGCTTACACTATAGCTTTAGAACGTAACCCAGAGCTATATAAAGGAGCTAAATAATGGCTACATCACAATTAGGACAAGTAGTAACTCATGAAGCTGGTGGCGATTTGTCAGCAGTACAATACCGTTTCGTATTACTTGCATCAGACGGTCAAGTTGATCAAGCAGGTTTAGATGCTATCGCAACAGGCGTTTTACAAAATGATCCGTCAGCAGCAGGTCGTGCAGCAGCAGTTGCCATCAGCGGTATCGTAAAAGTTGTTGCAGGAGCAGCAGTTACACGCGGTGGAGAAATTACAAGTGACGCAAGTGGGCGAGCAATTGATATTGGCGCAAACGTAAACACTTTAGGTAAAGCACTTGATGCAGCGTCAGCAGCTGGCGAAATCATCCGTGTTCAACTACAACTTTTTAACGCTTAATAGCATACGATAATATTATCGTCAATAACGCCTTAATACAAGGCACACAAAAGGAAAATTAATATGCCTACACAAAATGAAGTCCATGTAGATGGTTCTTTAACAAATATTTCAATTGCCTACGCACAAGATGCAAAAAACTTCGTCGCAGATAAAGTTTTTCCAATAGTGCCTGTAGCAAAGCAAAGCGATCTTTATTGGGTTTACGATAAAGGTGATTTACTTCGTGACAGCATGGGTATCCGTGCAGATGGTACTGAATCAGCTGGTGACGATTATGGTGTTGCTTCAAGCACTCCTTATTTTTGTCCAGTACGCGCATTGCACAAAGATATTGGAGACCAGGAACGAGCTAATACTGACAATCCATTGGATTCAGATAGAGACGCAGCTATGTTCTTATCAAATAAATCATTAATCAATCGTGAAAACTCATTTGCATCAGCATTTATGGTAAGTGGTGTTTGGGGAACTGATGTTACACCGGGAACACTTTGGTCAGCCGCAGCAAGCACACCTATTCAGGATATTCAAACTGGTAAGGCTACTGTACTTGCTAATACCGGACAAGAAGTAAACAAGATTGTTTGTGGTTATGATGTATATACTGCATTAATGAATCACGCTGATATTGTTGGACGTATGGTAACTACTTCACCAAATGGTTTAGCAATGATTGGTGTTCCACAACTTGCAGCATTGTTTGGTGTTGATGAATTCTTAGTAATGAAAGGTGTTTATAACTCAGCAGCTGAAGGCGCTACACCAGTAATGGTACAGATTAGTGCTAAGGATATGTTGTTAGTTCATACAGCAACTACTCCAAGCTTACGCACTCCAAGCGCAGGTTACACTTTTAACTGGACTGGTTATATTAACACAGACGGTATGAGTATTTCTAAGTTTAGAATGGATGCAATCAAATCGGATCGTGTTGAAATTGAAACGGTTTGGGATCATAAAGTTGTTGCAAGCGATTGCGGTTACTTTTTTGACTCGGCGGTAGCTTAATAGCTCAGCAAACAACTAAATACAATTAGTTACTAAAAGCCGATTTAGGAAACTATTTCGGCTTTTTCGTATTAAGCAAGGAGAAAAATATGGCATTCACTTATGATCTTAATACATCAATAGGTAAAGTACGTTTCAATATTGGTGACACTGTTGATGCCGGACACTTACTTGAAGATGATGAGATTACATATATCTTAACTGATTA